GACGCTGGCTGATATCCTACAAATCCCTGAATTTTACAAGGATGCTAACTGTGTAGGAGAGGAACAGGACTTGTTTTTCCCAGAGAGAGGGAGTTCAACCATCAAAGCTAAGGCAATCTGTGCCGAATGTAAAGTTCGTGAGGAATGTCTTGAGTTTGCTGTCGTTAGAAAAGAAAGGTTTGGTATTTGGGGTGGAAAATCCGAAAGAGAAAGGCGAGCAATCCGAAGAGAACGCAGACTTGCAGAGGAATCGAAAGCAAAGAAGTCTAAATCCAAGAAGAACGTCAAGAAAAGAAAAGCTTAAGTACTTCTGGGAGATATATTACTTCGAGGGAGACGACGAGCCTACTCTATTAGGTCCAATAACTAGGTCAGAAGTTTTCAAATGGCTGGATAAAACAGGTATTGGTGTACCATATGCGATAAGAAGGTTGAGAAATGTCAGATGAGAAGTATGTAATCCTAGATTTTGAGACTACTGGAGCAAATATCACAGATAATCCTGATAAAACCCTAGGATATTTCAAAGGTAAGAAGTGGTATGACCCTATTGAACTAGCTTTAATAGATTTATCTAGCAAAAAAGAGTATCACTGGTTTATAAAACCACATAAAGATTATCTAAATCACAAATGGGCTACCGATATCCATGGATTTGAACCTAATCAGTTCATGGATAGAGATGATTTACATGATTTCAAAGACATCTACGGAGAAATAGCCAGAGTTCTTACTGGAAAGACTGCTGTTGCACATAATGCTTTTAGATTTGACAAAGAAGTTATGTCACAAACTTGTGAAAAATATAATTTGCTACTGCCATTATGTAAGTGGAGAGACACAAAGCAGGAAATAAAGAAAAGATATCCAGATAAATCTGCTTCTCAAGAAGATGTTGCTAAGTGGATGTTTGAAGAAGAGTATAAAGCACACTCAGCTTTGGAAGATGTGAGGATGTTAGCAAGAATATTTGAAAAATTAAATGAAACTCCTGAATGGATATTCGTATAACCTGTTAAAATAGATTTAGTAATACAAAGGTAAAGATACTATAAAATTAAGGCCGTCCTGTGAGGCGGCTATTTTATTAAATACCAAACCCATATGGTATTCTGTAAGAACCATGATTGAAGATTTTATTTATGCAGGATACAAATTCAAAGCAACGAAACTAGAAGAAGATTATCTAGTCACTATGTATAAAGAGAACCAAAGAGTAGATAAATTTATTGTTCCCTCACTAGAAGAAATATTTTTTTTCATTGATAAATTCCTAAATAAATTTTATTCAGACCCACTACGAAATACCACGAGGTCATACAGGAGTAGGTAATATGAATATGTCGGCATCCACACCGACCTCCTCCCATCATCGGCTCTTCTTTGGAAGAGCTGTATTCTAAAAAAAATCTCGTTATAATATCTTTATGAAAAAATATGATTACGTATTTGATGGTAAGGAAACCATAACGGTAAAAGGCAAAGGGCTTAAGGAAGCTCTTAGAGAATATCGTCAGCAAAATCCTAAACAACTTGAGGCTACTGTAGAGTGGATAGCTAAGAGTGGTAAGGAAATAAAAAAACTTATCAGACTTAGAGAAGTTAATATTGGGATTGATAGACATGGAAACATCATTAGATAACAAATATGGACCAGACCATTTAATTCCCTGTAGTAAGTGCAGAGATTATTTTTGGTCTATTAATTTGGAACATGACTACTGCATAAGGTGTAGGCCTGATGAGGAGTAAGTTAAAAAAATATGTTCGTTATGGATTACAGATAGGAGCTTTAGCTCACTTTGTTGAATTTGGATTTGCAATGTATGAGGCAGCTTACCTTACAGCAAGTATCACAATTTTATTTGGCTTTATGGATTTGACTGCAGCATGGATATTAGGAGAAGATAAAAATGCCTAGGTATGAACATAAATGTTTGAACTGTGATTTTTTATTTGAGATAACTTATGGAATTACAGAAGAACCTATTGTTAAATGTCCTAAATGTGATAGTGATACAAAGCGACAAATTTCTCGTAATGTTATGTTTGAAACTCCTGTGGATGTAGAATGGGATAAGAACCCTGATGGATTAACAGAGAAATCCTATAGTAAATATCAGGAAGCTAAAAAAAGAAAGTTTAGGTGGTAGAGATGGCGACAGACAAAGAATTCGATATAAGAGATGATGAAACTTATTCAGAATATAAATCAAGAAAGCTTAGAGAGAAAGGTCCGGGTTTCAATGTAGCAATGGGACAGAAAAGATTTAATCCAGATGACCCGAAGAAAAGTGAAGCTGCACGTAGAGCCAAGAACAATCGTAACAAAGGTAGAAGGAAACAGAATCTTGCTCGTAAGAAATTAAAGATACCTAATACTAAGTTTCGTTCAATGATGGGTCATGAGGAAAGTTGGCTAGGGCATGTAAGAGTAGAAGTAAAAGCTGGTAAGCAAGTTCAATCATTATGGACTAAGTTCAAAGCAGCTAAATTACAATCAGATGAAAACAATAGTGCTATAGGAAATAACAAACCTTTTATATTTGTTGCTATGCCTGATGGGACAACTGACGGTATGGTAGTTATGGAATTAGATAAATTGGAAGAAACTGTATTTGCTTTGCTTGAAACTTGGGATGATTATGAAGGCGAGTAATGGTACAGTATTCAGCAAAGCTCCCTAAATTACACAAAGCACAGGAGACTGTAGCTAATTCAGAAGCACGTTGGAAAATATTATGTGCAGGAAGAAGATTCGGTAAGACACGATTAGGTGTACAACTGTGTATGCAAAAAGCTTTAGAAGGTAAAAGAGCTTGGTGGGTTGCACCTACATTTGCAATAGCAAGAGTTGGCTGGAGAGCTATTGAAGCAGCAGCTATGTCTTTCCCTCAAGAAATTAGACCTAAAGTATCTATAGCAAATATGGAAGTAATTTTTGAAAATGGTGGATATATAGCAGCAAAGTCAGCAGACAATCCTCAAAGATTAAGAGGTGAAGGTCTTGACTTCTTAGTGATGGATGAGGCAGCTTTTATTAAACCAGAAGTTTGGAGAGAAGTATTAAGACCAACATTAACTGAACGAAAGGGTTCTGGATTATTTATATCTACACCTATGGGTATGAATAATTGGTTTTATGACTTATGGACTACTGCACAAGATGATGAGAACTGGGCAACATTTAGATACGCAACAGTTGATAACCCTGCTATTGACCCAGAAGAAATAGAAATAGCCAAGAAGGAAGTAGGTTCTATAATCTTTACTCAAGAATATTTAGCAGAATTTGTAGAGAATGGTCAATCTATTGTTAAACCAGAATGGATTAATTATTTTGCTAAGAATGAAGATGGTTTGTGGCAAGGTGGTTCAGGTAAATGGGACCCATTAGAACTTCAACACTTTGGTGCAGCAGATATAGCTGTGACTACAGCAGATAGTTCAGACTATACAGCTATTATAGATTTTGCTAAACACTCTGATGGTACATTGTTTGTTAATGATGTTAAAAGAATTAAAGTAGAAGGTCCAGATATAATCCCACAAATTACAGAAATGTACAAACGATACAATTGGTCTCATGTATTACTAGAAAAAGTAGGACTATCCAAAACAGTAACTCAGATGTTAGTAAGAGAAGGATTCAGAGTACAAGAAATACCAGCAGATAAGGACAAAATAACCAAAGCATTGCCATTATCGGCTAGGATGGAAAGCGGAGATGTTTTACTTAAAGCAGAAGCTCCATGGCTACCGGATTTAGAGCGGGAATTATTGACATTCCCTTTAGGTGCGCATGATGACATGGTAGATGCTTTAGCTTTAGGAGCACAAGAAATGCAAAAAAGACGAATCTGGGAAGCTTATTAATAAATGGCAAAAGAGAGAAATAGATTTCAAAAAGCCTTCGATGCAATCAGAGGTAGAGAAGATAAAGTAAGACAGAGTTCTTATAACCAAATGTTTGGTAATGACCTTTCAGTCTATGGTTACAACACCACTGCTGGATTTTGGGAGACCGAACAACTAAAAGAGATAGGAGATGGCTCAGCCAACTCTGCAGTTATTGCATGTTTGAATGTATTATCAACTGCTTTCTCTGAACCAGCATTGAATGTAGTTAAAGAAGATACTTTCGGCAATGTAGAAAAATTAGAGAATCATCCGATATCTGCATTATATGCAAGACCTAATCCTTTTATGTCTGCTGGTTTGTTAAACCACTATATTGTTTTAGCAATCAATACTGTAGGAGATGCTTTCTTATACAAGAATAGAAATAAGTTAGGTCAAGTAGTTCAGTTAGTTCCTTTGATGCCGAGCATGGTACAAGTAAGAGGAAATGAAAATCAACTTATAACCCATTATGAATATTACCAACAAGGTTCAGGAGAACCTTTAATACTTCCTGTTGATGACGTTGTTCACATTAGACAAGGTATTGACCCTAATGACCATAGAAGAGGACACGCCCCATTAAAAGGAGTGTTAAGAGAAATTTTAGGTGATGAAGCTGCAGGACAATGGTCAGCTGCTTTATTACACAACATGGCAGTTCCGGGTGTTGTTCTTTCTCCAAGGAATGATTCACTTGGTGGACCAACTAGAGAGGAAGCAGAAGCAATATCCGAATCATACAAGACTAAATTTGGTGGAGCCAATAGAGGAGCACCAATGGTTTTATCAGGTTCAATGAATGTTGACATAGTTTCTTTTTCACCTGACCAAATGAAATTACAAGAACTTAGAAGATTACCGGAAGAAAGGATATCAGCAGTTCTTGGTGTACCAGCGATATTAGCTGGACTTGGTGCTGGTTTAGATTCTGCAACTTACAATAATACTAGAGAGTTAAGAGAGTTCTTTACTGAACAAAAGCTTATTCCTATGTGGAAAACAGTATCTAGTGAATTGACACATCAGTTATTGATACCTGATTATAACGATACAAGTTCTAAATGTGAATTTGATTACTCACAAGTCAGAGCTTTACAAGAAGATATGGATGAGCTTTACAAAAGAGTTAACACTGGTGTTCAAGGAGGTTGGATAACTATTGGAGAAGCTAGAAAGGTTGTAGGTTTAGAAGCAGACGAAAAGCACGATATATACTTAAGGCCATTAAACACAGTTCAAATAACTGAAGAAGGACAACCTCTACTTGAAAGAGATAGATTTTTAGAAGCAGCTTCTTATGGTGGTAAAGATTTACTTAGTATGGAAGATTACCCAGCTGCTAATTTTAGAGAACCAAAAATTGTAATGGATGAAGAACCAAGAAATGAAGAGAAGTATGTAGCACAAATGCCTAATGGTTCATGGTGTTGTTTAGACCACGATACAAATGAAGTTATTAAATGTTTTGATACACAATCAGAAGCAGAGGCTTACTTAGAAAATATAAAAAAATCTGATGATGAAATAATAGATGCTGGAAAACTTGAAGTAGAAGCAATACAAGAATTAAAGGTTAGCACAGAAGAAGCTGAAGTATTGCATGAATCACAATTTGAGACAGAAGCTGAGAATGAAAAAACAAAATTTCAATTAGCTTTAGAGAAATCTTCTAATAAACCTAAAGATGATTTAGTAGCTAAAGCAAGAAAAGAAAAGTCTTTGGAAGTAAAAGACACAATACTAGATGAGATATTTTCTAAAAAGGTTTCTAAAAATGTTAGCAAAATACTAACTAAAAAAGTAGAAGTACATAATGCATCTAATCCTTTGTTCAAGACAAACTTAAGGACATTAGTTGCAGTATTTAACAGGGGACACGTTGCATATAATAATAACGAAGCAGCCATTAAGGACGCTAGCTCTTCTGCTGACCATTGGGGTTTAGCTAGAGTGCAAGGTTTCTTATATGCATTAAGTAAAGGTCTTTTCAAAAGAAAGCCTTACGACGTAGACTTACTTCCTTCTTCACATCCACTCTCATCTAATGTGGAGAAGGTAAGCAGGTCAAATACTTAATAAATTAAATAGCGCTAAATAACACTAATTTTTACCCTTATTGTTTAATATATAGAATATATTGTAAAACTGTATACAGAGGGGTTTTATTAAACATGCAAGAAAATGAAGTTAAGAAAATTGACTTCCAATTAAAAGAAGAATCGGAAGGAAAAGTCTCGGCAGTATTTTCAGTGTTCAATTCTCTTGATTCAGATGGCGACGTTGTCGAGGCTGGCGCTATTAAGTCTGGATTCAAATCAGGAGATGTTCCAATGGTATGGGCCCATAAGTGGGATATGCCAATAGGTAAAGGTCAGATAGTAGAAGATAAAGATAAAGCTACTTTTAATGGTGAATTCTTTATGGATACAGAATCTGGACAAGAAGCTTACAAGCTTGTCAAGAACATGGGAGATTTACAACAATGGTCATTCGGCTATAGAGTTAATGAATCAGAATATGGGAAGCTCAAGAAAGATGGAAGTGATAATGAAGAAGATGTTAGGTTCTTAAAGGATTTAACAGTATTCGAAGTGTCACCTGTACTTGTTGGGGCTAATCAAGAAACATATACATTAGCTATTAAATCTAATACTGAGCTATTAAAAGATATGGATAGCACTGTTAAAGACGAAATGACAGTAGACGAACCCCAAGTAGAAGAAGATTTATACGAAGACAACATATCAGAAACTGAGGAAGAAGCTATGAAATTAATTAATGAAATGGCTCAAGATATGAAAGTAATATTAAATGCAATACCTCAAGGTGAAGATGCTGACTTACCACAAGCTATTAAAGATAGTTCAAAACAATTATCTGAAAGAGCTAAAGAAATTGGTAGATTACTAAGCGGTGATGAAGACCTATATGAAGACCCAGCTAAAGCATTAGCAGAAGCTGAGAAGTCTGGTAGAACTATCAAAATCGTAGATAAAGATGGAAATACTTATTACAAAGTAGATTCAAATGAAGATGTCGAAGAGGAAACACCTAGTGTTTCTTTTTCACAACAAGTCAAAGATGTGCTTGCCGCATTCAATGACTTGATGGCACGAGCTACCGCCATAGCGATGTTACGTGCTAAGGATGGAAGGAAGTTAGGTATGAAAGCAACAGATGCTTTACGTGCTGTCCAAGAGGACTTACAGGAATCTTGGAACGAAGTTGATGAGTTTATCACCAACTACGGTGCTGAAAATGCTGAAGACGTTTCTGAAGTTGAAGAAGCCGAAGCTGAGGTTGAAGAACAGGAAGAGGAAGTAGAGACACCTGCTGAAGTCGTAGACGAAGTAGATGCACCTACCGAACCAGAAGTTGTTGAACCAGAAGTTGTTGAACCTGAAGAGGAATCTGAGGAAGAGGAAGAAGCTGTTGAAGCTGAGCCTGTTCCAGTAGGAGAATCTGAAGAGGAAGTAACTGAAGCTGAAGTGACTGAAGTTGATGAAGAGTCTGATGCACTTTGGGCAGAAGGCCAAGCAATTATTGCGGAATCGTTGGAAGCCGAAATAATCGAAGAATAAATTTTAATATTTATTCATTAATCACAGGAGATTAAAGTTAGAGATGAGTAAGTTAAAAGAACTCAAAGACCAAATAGCAAAATCTCGTGAAGACCTTAAAGTCGCATTCGAAGACGTTAACGAAGACGGCAAGTACAGTGCTGAGGGCAAAGAGAAAATCAAAGGCCTCAACACAGAGCTAGCTGGACTTGTTGATGATATTAAAATCGAAGAAGCTAAAGTCAATAACGAGAAAGCTATGGAAGTTGACGAAACACCTGTAAATGCTATTCCACATGCAGAACAAGCAGAAGCACCTAAAACAATTGGTGAATCTTTTGTTAATTCAAAAGCTTATAGTGCATACAATGAGAATGGTGTTAAAGGTGTAGATTCACATGCTGAATTCAAAACTACTTTGACTACTACTGGTTATCCACCTGAGAGCTTAAGAGCTCCGGGAATCTTGGAAACTGCTTTAAGAAATCCAGATAGCATTATCGGATTGTTTGACCAAATCAATACAAGCCAAAATGCTTATGTATATCTTGAAGAGACAACATTCACCAACGCTGCTGCTGAAGCAGCTGAAGGTGCAGCCGCTGCTGAGTCAGCACTCGCTTTCACAGAAAGAACAGAATCAATCAGAAAGATTGCTACTTTCTTACCTGTAACTGATGAGTTGCTAGCTGATGTGTCTGGAGTACAAGGTTATATCAACTCAAGATTATCAACAATGATGAAATTGAGATTGGACAACCAATTAATTAATGGCGACGGAAGTGCTCCTAACTTAACTGGTATATTAAACAAATCAGGTATTAATACCTTTGCATTTGGTTCTTACACAGGTAAGTTAAGAAAAATCGGTCAAGTTTATCAAGCCATCACAGAAATCAGAAAAGATGCATTCGTTGAAGCAGACGCTGTCGTAATGCACCCATCTGATTGGTATGACATTGTTACAGAAGAAAGTTCTGTAGAAACAAGCGGTTCTAGAAACCCATTGTTTGTTGTCGCTGGTGGATTTGGTGAGGCTGTTCAACCAAAACTTTGGGGACTAAACGTAGTACCTTCAACAGCAATTGCTGAAGGAACAATGTTAGTTGGTAAGTTTGGTGGTGGCGACGCTGCTCAAGTTGTTATGAGAGAAGGCGTTGACCTCGCTGTTTCAGATAGTCATAGTGATTTCTTTACTAAGAATCAACTGGCCATTAGATTGACAATGAGATTAGGATTTGCAATCTATCGACCAACAGCATTCTGTAGTATTACAGCTATGTAATAAAACTATTATGGTTTATAAGGGCGGATTCGTATTCGCCCTTTTAACCTAAGGAGAAAAATGAACCCAAAAGATGTAAAAACCCAACTAGAAATGTTTGGGAAAATAGTAAGAGATGAAGAGTTTTTTGAAAAAACTGATTCAGTATTAGAACAATTTATAATAGAAGAACCAAAAGAAAAAAAAGTTTCTGATGAGGAGAAGGTTAGTAAAGGTTCCGATAAGTAAAAGACTTAAAATTAAGATAATTGGAGTAAGATATAAATTATGAGTTATACAGTACCAGAGAAAAAT